GCTACCGCTAGCGTGATCCCGTCTACGGCATACGCAAAACAGGTCCGCACATCCGTCCCACTGTCGTGTGCCAACCGGGTGCTGGTAATGAAGTTGAACCCCATGAAGGTATTCAACTCGCCTTGTACCAACGCCTTGACGGTGTTGAAATCGCTACTGGTGATGTTGGTGCTTTCCAAGAGGTCTTGGAGCTGCTTTGGCCCAATTACCATCACACGCGGAATCGACGGGTCTACATCATTGTTATCCATGATGTATTTGGCTTCGCGCAGCTTGCCAATCGTCATCCCTTCGTTGGAACCTGAGAGGTTGACCGCTACTTTCTGTCCTGCAGGCAGCGCGGTGGTGGTCCCTCCGGTTTCGCCAGTTTTCGCATCGCCGGTGGCAGCTGTTATGATTACATCATCCATGCTGCGACCAATCGCAAAAGCCTGGGCCTGTGCGTAGGAACTGGTGGGATCTACGATCATCCGTAGCTTGTCCTGGTCATCAATCAGATCGGCGACTTCGTAGTCGGCGAGGGTGACCATTCTGCGGCTGTGGGGGGTATCGTTCAGTAGGGTGTCGGCAGCTCTGGTGGTTCGCACGCTGGCGGACTGGCTACCAATCTGGTCAAAGAAGGCTTGTTTGCCGCGAACGGCTTCAACACGCACTAGACCGCGCAGGCGTGAGCCTTTTTGCTGGCTCAAGTGCTGTAAGTTGGCGCTGTACTGTTGTACGAACGCCGTCGTAATTTGCGATGACATTAGTCACTCCAATTTCGGCGTTCCCATGCCTGAAATCAGAGTTGTCCCGCTAAGGGGGCTCTATGGTAGGTGCGTGATTACGGGTCTGAACGATTGTCCGAACCGCAGCCTCGCATGGGGGATTGTGCCTAGCGTTTACGGCTAGGCGGTGGTTTCTGTCCGGTCTGTGCCGGTTCTAAATCTGATATAACCCACAGATAATAGGTGGTTGCAAGTGGGATCGGATCACTGACATCGACCTGTGTCCCGTTTTCTACTGCAAGCCGCAGACATTCCATGCGCAACTCACGCTTCTCTTCTAAGCTCATGTTAGCAGTTCCCGCAGGCGCAGGGCCTCCTGAACATACCTGTCGTGGTCCCGGTGCATCCCGTCCCAGTAGGGCGAATCTGGGGCCATCAACTCACTGAGGCGACCTTCAATGTCCACACGGCCACCGTTGCCGCTGGTGCCCACATCGTTCTGTAGGAGCCCATCTTCTGCCATCAACTGGCCGACTCTGTTCATCATTTTCACTAGGCCGGGATGGTTGCCAATGCCTGTCTCTTCCACCAGTTTCAGGGTTTCGGCATCCGCCAATTGCAGGAAGGCACGGCGGGCTACATCGGTGTTGGCGGCATAATCACGCCCCCATTCCTTTTGTAATTCCTGAACGTAGTTCTGTTGCTGGTACTGCCAGGCGTCCCGGTCTGCAGCGGTGTTGGACTCCTGGTTCTTGGTGTACCAGTCATAGAGTTGACGGGCCTGCACCTTGGAGAGCCCCAGCTTATGGGCTTCCTGCAGATACTGGCCGGTTACCTCATCCTGGGCATTGATCTCGTAGCCACTGACGTCATTGGGGCGGCCCAGGCGCTCATACACCTCATTCCAGCCGGTGTCGTCTGGACTGGAGGGCAGACGCACTAACTGATCCGGGGGAACGCCCAGGCGCTTAACTAGATGTACATAACTCTTCGCTAGCTTGCCGACATCATCAAAGCTGCGCAGGCTGGGTTCATTCGCTAAATCTTCGGGCAGACTGGTTGGGTCAAACGCTAGGCTGTTGACGCTGGAGCCTTCGGGCGCTAAACCCGTCTGGCTAGGTTGAATCTCAGATGGCTGCGACGCTGTCGCCTCTTGGGTCGTAGTCTCCATAAGGACTGTCTAAAAGGTTGGTAAGACGCTCCAGGTCGGTATTCAGGTAGCGTAGCAGGTCTACCACTACACTGCGCCGCCCATCGTTGTAGGCGGTGGAATACGCATCCCCTGGAACATGACAGGGATCAAAAATCCCATGCCGTTGGCATAGATCCGCAAGCACGCGTTCCCCATGAACGCTTTGAAAGACCGTGCGGTAGTCCGCTAGTCTGCGCTTTTCCTTTTCGCTTAGTCTCATTGTCGCTGTGCCCGTGCTTCGTTCAGATAGGCCACCGACTCATTCCGGCGGCTCTGGCTGATGAGGTTTTGTTGTTCAGCAATTGCGTTGGCTTGTACCAGCTCCTGCTGTTGGGCCTGCTGCTCTTCTGCCGCACGTTGTTCAGCTTCCAACTCTTCGCCGGACTTGAATACGCTGGGGCTGACCTTCAGGATTTCTGCGGCCAACTCCGCTACCCGCCCTGTCTGGAAGCGCTGAATGACCGTGGGGTCCAGTTGCGCAAAAGGCACCAGGAACTGAATCAACTGACTGATGGAAGCCAGTTCGCCAGAGCGCATCGCAATCGCCACTGGGTTGGAATACGCCACCTTGAAGTCAGCATCCAACAAGACCTGTGGTGGCGGTGGGAGCATCCCAGAGCGCAGCATCACCGATAGAGTGCGGATCACCAAGGGGCCTAGCATTTCGGCCTCCTGACGCGCCACAATCGGGCCTAGAATCGAAAGCCTATCTCGCTGCCTTGCCGCAATCTCTGTTGCGCTGAAACGCAGTACATCGCCATCGGCTGCCGTGGGGCCTGGCAATTCCAGCAGGTCTAAAAAGAAGGTGCGGTCAATCGCTGCGCGTACCTGCCCAATCTTCGCTTCATTCAGGTCTACCCGTCCGCCGGTCTGCAAAGGCGCAATCCGGTCCTGTGGCCCCAAGCCTGCGCGGTAGTAGTTCAGTCCACCAGGGGTGGTTCTGATTGGCGATAGGAAGCCATCGTCCGGTACCAACAACGGCGGATCTACGACTTTTTGTAAGGCGATCAAGCCGACACGCTCCATCTCGTTGATCATCCGCACATCAGGCAGCGCTTCTACGCCAGGGCCTCGCCCATAGACTTCCATCGAATTCTTTTGCCAGCGGCTGACAATGTAGGGCATCTCATCAAAGCCCCCCTCCTGCACCACCTTGCGGCTCTCCGGGTGGATGTAGATCGACAGGAAGGGTTTCTGCTTAGATGTCTTGCCCGGTGCATTCAAACGGGGGCGGACCACATGCAACAACTCAAAGCGCTGGAACGGCTCCTTGTCGGCAGCCTTGATGATCTCATCGGGGAGCTTGTTGCCAAACTGGCGGTAGAGGCTTCTGGCGGTGTCATCAAAACGCCGGTAGACGCTGTCCACCATGCCCGTTTTATTTTCCGCGATGTAGGTGTGGCCCAGAAAGTACGACTTGAACACAGGCCCCATGCCCGGCTCCTGCGTGACGTACATACAGCCCGTACCAAAGGCCAGCAGGTCCAGGTAGAACTCATGGGCGCTTTGGTGAAAGCCACTGCGGGGAGCATTGAAGATTCCGTTGCAGCGTCGGGTAGCGTCTTCCAACCAGAGCTGTACCTGCCGGTTTTTCATTAAGTCGCGGTCTTCGGTTTCCAAGGCAAACCAAGGCACCGTGCTACTGGTCAGCGTGTTGTGCAACCCGGAGGCTGCGCGGACCAAGGCCCGGACGGCAGAGCTTTCGTAGATCCGGTCACGGCGCTGTTCCCCCGGCGCGCGGTAGCGGTTGGTGAAGTCGGCACGCCTTGGGATCATCAGCTCGGCAATGTCCTGCCACATGTTTTCCCAGTTGCCGCGCTCTCCCTTGAGCGCTTCGTATTCCTGCACCAAAGTGCTGGCTAGTTCGCTCATATGGCATACCTGCGGCGGCTGGTCGTATCGCCTGGGCCTCCTAGAATGGTCTTTTCACGGCCATAGCGGTTGGTCAGCAGGCGGCGGATGCGGCGTAGACGCTCCTCTTCAGACATCTGGGAACCTTTGGCCGTCCCCGTTTCTATGTCACTGTAGACCTTGTCATCGCCTAGATTCGGGGCGTTGGCGTCCAAAGTCGCATTCGGCATTGGGTCAGAAGTGTCCTGCACAGATCCACCACCTGCCAAGTCGAAAGAGCCCGCCATCTCAATGCTGGGGGTCAGACTTTCAAGACTTTTGACGGATTCTTGGAACAACTTAATTGTTGGGTGATTTTCTGTAAAAAACTTATAGGTATCATTGACAACTGGGATTACCTTGTCTTCTACATAGGTCGTTACCTGATTGATCTGTGATTCAGTGCCTTTCGTTGCTTGATTGGCGTACCCTTCCAAAGTGGCGTTGCTTTGCCCCCCACTGATCTGCGTGGCGCTCTTTACAGCTTGTTCCTGTGCATCTGAGCCTAACTTGACTAGTGCTTCCTGACCAGCCTTCCCAATGTCTACTGCTCCAGCTTGTATGTCTGTGCCGATTTGAATTAAAGAATTCTGTGCGTCTCCTGCTTGTTGTACTGCCGATTCCTGCAAACCACGCACACTGATCTTTGTTAAATCCTGATCTGTATTCAATGTTGGAGTATTTATTTTCTGGTCAAAGTTCGGAGAGCCAACATCAATTTTTGTTAGATCCTGGTCCAGATTCGGTGTGGGGATATTGATGCTCGGTGTGGAGATATTGATGCTTGGGCTACCCTTGCCACCGGAACTCCCTTGGTATGGTTTTGAATCCTGGCCTACTACATTTATCGAAGGAGTGACCCCTAGTACCTGTGTCTCTGTCTTTTCTTGTTCAAAACTTTTGACTGTATTGTAAATCCCCTCGTCATATTCACCTGTCGGTGTGGTCGCTAAATCCCGTAATTGTTGTTCCGTATAATTTTTACTTGAATCGTAAATCCTTCCATACCCAACAGGGAAATACTTCGTTGCCATTACGTTGCTCCTATAAAATATTGTGATCCAATCTGTTGCCCCCCTTGGCGTTTCAGGAACTTGTTGACTCGCTCAAAATCAGACTCTGGCTTGCGGAAGGTGCCATAAAAAAACGGCAGCCTGGTTTCCTGTGCTACCCCCTTGGCGACCTTGTAAAGTTCAAAAGCAGTGCGGGTCTTGCGGTGTCTTGGATTGACGTAACAGTAGTATTCGTAGAGCGCTACGTCCTTCGTGTACCAGTGGCTTTCTGCGCGGAGGCCCATGTGCCCCAACAAATGGGGGCCGTCAGTAGCTTTCAGGACCACATGATGCTCAATACTGTCTGATAGAAAGGCCACACACTTGGCCTCATCCATTTTGCCAAAGGGCGCCATCTCGGTGTACATGTTGCGCAGATCCGCCATCAGAGCATCGACATCGGCAAGGGTACACTGTTCAATCATCGAACCGAACCGGCCCTCCTGGTGCCACGGGTCAGGATGGAAGTGCCACTGCGCTCCCGCGCCTGACGCTTCGGCGCTTCGCGGTCAATCTGTAAGGATCGTTGCAGCTCCGGTAACTCGCCTTCAATCTCCTGCAAGCGTGTAGAGGCTCCCGCCATTGTCGCCTGCAGCTCCTGAAGCTGTGGCTCATACTGCCGGTAGTTGGTCTGCAACTGGCTGTACTGAGCGCTCAAG